AACTTATACACAGATAAGGAAAAAAATAAAGTTGCCAAGTTGTTTGAAAAAGATTTAGACTTATACAAATACACTTTCTAGGGGGAAAGATGCTTGAAAAAACAATTATTGCTGCTACCGGCATGGGCTATCTAATGGTCGGTGTTATGCAATTACGCAAGGGTGCATTTCCTAATGCAATTATTTGGTTAGGTTATGCGTTTAGTCAAATTGGTCTTTGGCTTGCACTTAAATAAGGGGAACTATGAATGAGTTGGCTCTTTTCGCAGGCGCTGGTGGAGGAATACTTGGGGGACATTTGCTTGGATGGCGAACAGTCTGTGCAGTCGAATGGGAAGCCTATCCAGCAAGCGTATTGTGCGCCAGACAAAATGACGGATTTCTCCCGCCTTTCCCGATATGGGATGATGTTCAAACCTTTGACGGAAAACCTTGGCAAGGAATTGTTGATGTCGTATCTGGGGGATTTCCCTGTCAAGACATTAGCGCAGCAGGAAAAGGAAACGGACTTGACGGAGAGCGGTCAGGAATGTGGAAAGAGATGGCAAGGATTATTGGCGAAGTACGACCCAAATACGCATTCATTGAGAACAGTCCAATGCTCACTTTTAGAGGACTTGAACGAGTCCTTGCAGACCTGGCCTCGATGGGGTTCGATGCGGAATGGGGAGTGCTTTCAGAAGCCGATGTTGGGGCAAATCACAAAAGGGACAGAATATGGATTGTTGGAAAAAATACCGAACAATTTAGATTTCTTTCATACTCCTTGTACAACAGGAATAGATGGGGGAAGCAACAGTCGGAAAGCATTAAAGAAAAGAATGGAAGTTTGGCCAACTCCTCAATCAAACGATGCAAAAAACGCAGTAGTAAGGCACAGAACGAAGTCTTTGCAAATAATGTTAGGTGGCGAGATAGCTACGAGAAACTCGGAAGTGATTGGTGGTCATCTGAACCCAATGTGGGTAGAGTGGCTGATGGGGTGGCACTTAGGGTGGACAGACTTAAAGCCATTGGAAACGGACAAGTGCCACTTTGTGCAGCAACAGCATGGAGATTGTTAAATGAAAGACTATGATCCAAACGATGCGATTGATTTTATTTTCAAAACTGCGCCTGCGTATGCAAAAGCGAAGGGTGAGCTTGCGGAGCTTGAGGCATTTAAATCAAGCCTCAAAGCTATTAAAATGTCTGAATCATCGGAGCAAAGTCTTGGGGCGCAAGAAAGAGAAGCGTATCGCTCAGAGGCTTACCAAGATTTATGCAAAGCCATTGGAGTGGCGACAGAAAACGCAGAAGCGTTAAAATGGAAACTTGAAGCAGCAAAACTTAGAGTAGAAATCTGGCGCACAGAACAAGCCAGCAACCGATCAATAGAAAGATTAACGAGATGAACGATTATGCAGACATTATTCTTAAACTTAACTCATTCATCAGACACTATCACGAAGCGGTGCTTAAAGGTAAATATTCACAAGCCTATTTAATTGCTTGTTCTATAACAGAATCAGCGCAAGAGTTAGAAGATTGGACTAGCACCAAAAGTGTCCACTAATCTTAAAGTTTTGCCAATTAAATCAGAAGAAGCTAGTCCCTGGATTCTTAAAAAGCATTACGCTAAAAGACTTCCAAGCATTAGTTATGCTTTTGGTTTGTATGATGGCAATAATCTTGTTGGCGTTGTTACTTATGGAATACCAGCTTCTAATAGCTTGTGTGAAGGTATTTGCGGAAAAGAATACAAAGAATTTGTTATTGAATTAAACAGACTTTGTTTGCTTGACAATGCAAAGAATCAATCAAGTTATTTGGTTGCTAATTCAATAAAATTGTTGCCAAAACCTAAAATTGTTGTTTCTTATGCAGACACAGCACAGGGCCATATAGGTTATGTATATCAAGCAACTAATTTTTTATTTACAGGCACAACAAAAGAACGTACAGATATGAGTGCTGGTGAAGGAAAACACAGCCGACACGCTACTGACCCGTCTATTAGGCAATTTAGAAGCGCAAAACATAGATATGTTTATTTTCACGGAAATAAAACAGAAAAGAAATTGTTGCAACGCAAATTAAATTATGATGTTTTGCCCTATCCTAAAGGTGAAACAAAACAATACAACTCAGGTGGAAAAGTTGAAACACAAGCATTATTGTTTGTATGAAAAAATCCGAGAAAGCTCATTATGATGCCCTGGCGAGATTTGGTTGCATCCTCTGTTACAAACAAGGCAATGAAGGGACTCCAGCGGAATTGCATCACATTAGACGAGCTGGTAAACGAAGTGATGCCCCTGTTATCCCCCTATGCCCCTACCACCATAGAGGCGCAAATACCAGTATTCACGGAATGGGTCGCAAACGCTTTGAGCGAGAGTACGATACTACAGAAGAAGAATTGCTCGAATTGGTATTACAAAAGATTCGTTAGAGTTCCAAAGGGTCAAAACCTAATTCGGTAGCGACTCGCTTTGCTCTACGTTTAAATGTGGCATCGTGCTTTGTCCACGCATGGGTGACTGTATTGGCTCTGCTCATGTGAATCATCTCATGGCATAGCGTTGTCATAACTGTGTAAAGATGCCCACAGCGAGCTTCTGATACTGTAACGATGTGTTCCCAATCTCCGTCATCGTGCAAATATGTGCCCATTGCTTCAGGGTCTGCATCAACAATAAATTTGACTTGCTCTGGCAAAGGCATATTCCATTTGCAATATGGTTCGCAACAAACCATTGCACTATAAAGATTGCGTAGGATTGCGGGTGTTAGCTTCACTTCCAGGTAATCCATTCTTTGTTAAGCTGCTTTTGTTTTCTTTCAACATAAACAGGCATACTAAATGTTAAACCATGTTCAGGATGGGTAATCCATAATGCCTGGCGTGGTGGCTCAAAGCCAAAGTTATTGGCATAAGCATACTCATCGTAACCTTTCAAACTACCATTGACTATAAGGCGTTCTAGCTGGATTAATTGATGCCAATGACCTAATATCATTGTGTCGTATTCCATATCAATCTGAGCATTTCTGGAGCGTTTACGATGATCTCCACGAATGATTGGGCCTAAAGCCCCAATGACACCATCACCCCCACGAAATTGATCCCCGTGTGTAAGTAAATATTTATGTCCGTAGATTGAATAATAGGCATCTGAGCCGTCAGGAATATGAAATTGGATGCGAATATCATTTTCAAACCTCTTTGCTAGAAACTGATAGAGTAACCAATCAAAGGATGTGAAATTTCTGCCTTTTGCCCTAATTTTGTGCGTGTTGCGCCCATGATTACCACTTACGCACGGAACAAAGACATTTCCGAACTCATCGGCTAAAGTTTCAATACACCAAGTCAATACACCAAACAAATCTATGACTGTGGGCATAATCTCCATAGAGTTTGTAGCCATTAGTTCTTCATGAATGTCACCTGAAACCATATCACCGCCCAATACAAACACAATGCCAGGGTAATCGGACAAAGCTACATGGTTTTTAAGCAAATCAATCGTTTTTTCAATCATGACTTTTGCACGATCTTGTGCAATCGCTACGTTGTATTCGTTTACGCCATTAATTTGATTTGGATCAACTACCTCGCCCCAATGCCAATCTGATGCAAATAAAGTAGGAACACCTGCGCTTCTTTTACCTTTAGTGGGCTTAATTAGCCAATTAGGTGGAGATACCACCTTTTTTGACATTTTTAAAATGGTAGTTTTAATATATTCGGCAGTTAATGTATTTTCTTCATGGGCGTGGATCGTAGCCTCAAGTTGTCTAATCTTATTTCTAGCATCATTAAGCTCGTTTAAGTCTTTGTTAAATACATCAACTGTAGGCTTAATGCCTGCTTTGACACCAGCTCTATATCTTGAATTGTAAGTGCCTTCAGGAAGATTAAGAAGTTCGGCTGATTTTCTTTTATTACCAGTCTTTGCAAAAGCATTTACCGCTTCTTGCATATCTTCATGCGATAATGGTTTTTGAGCCATTTCATCCCCTATTGGTGTAAAGTGTTTAGATACTAACCTTTAATTTATTACATTTCAATGACCTATGCTAAAAGAGTTGACTTTAATCATGCGATGCTTGTTAAAGCTCTTAGAGATATGGGTTGTTCAGTCTTTGATACGTCTAGGGTTGGTTCAGGTTTTCCCGATGTCGTATGTGGAAAGAATGGCAAGACGATACTCTGTGAGTTCAAAAGAGATGCCAAAGCACCATATACTAAAGCCCAACAGCTTTTTATGATGAATTGGAAAGGATCAACAATAGCTCGAATCCACGATATTGAAGGTGCGATAAATCTAGTAAAATTGCTTGAAAAATCGTAAAATAGTATTATTATTCGTAGTGTATCAACCCCATCTTAAAGGATAAATCATGGGCAAAATGGATAGCATGAAGGGCGTACCTTCAACAACTGGCGCAAAAGCACCTGCTGGCGCAGCTAAAGCTGACATGAGCGGAGAGCGTAAAGTCAAGCTAGTTGGCGGAGTTGGCATGGGCAAAATGGATGCAATGGGTTCACGCCCACTCTCCCACGCTGGCAACTTTGAAGGCAAGCTCGGTGAGTTGAATGACGGCAACATGGGTGAGCGTGAGTGCTACAGCCATAAGCGTGTCGGACACGATCAAGACGATATGTAAGCAAAAGCCCCAAGCCTCGGTAAAGGCAAGGGACTTTTTGACCAACCAATAGGGTAATATTGAATGGCTGAAGAAATTGTAACTTTTAAACCTCTGGGGGACAAGATTATTGTCCGCCCAGATGTTCGTGTTTTAAGCTCTGTATTAATTGTGAATAACAAAGAAGCCGAAAACATGGGAACTGTAGTAGCGGTAGGCCCTGGCAAGAAGTTATCGGCAGATCGTAGAGAAGCAATGCCAATCCAAGTAGGGGCGAGAGTCCGTTTTGGCACAATGAACGATAATCCCAAAGAGGAATATCTGAAGTTCACAAAGATAGACCACAAGGGCGAGAAATGTTTACTGATGAGCTGGCAGGATATCTGCTGGACAGAATAGGGGAAAAATATGATTGATCGCATTATTGATTGGTTAAGTAAAGTCATCGGCCCAAAGCCAAAACCATCTAATCAATGGCATTTTCCTATTACTGATGATTTTGAACCACGCCAAGCAAGAGAAAAGCGTATCACAGAATTATTGGCTGAAGATAGACCAAGAAAACCCGTAGTAAAGAAAGCAACCACCCGAAAGGAAAAGACTGTGCCATTAAAAAAATCTGCAAGCCCAAAGGCTTTTAAAGAAAATATTAAAACTGAAGTAAAAGCTGGTAAACCAGTAAAGCAAGCTGTGGCAATCGCCTACGCTGAAAAACGTGAAGCAACCAAAGCAAAAGGAAAGAAGAAATGAGCATCGAACAAAAAGTCATCGCATTTACAGTTCAACAGATCAATGAGCTATTAAATGAGTTAGGTAAATTACCCTATATGCACTCTGCTCATCTAATCGCTGGTGTTAAATCTATTGCAGAGCCACAATTAGCTGATGTTGCAGAAAAACAACAGTCTGATGAACCTGCACAAGATCAAAGTGTTGCGTAAATACAACAAAAAGTATTTATAATTCAAATAAATGGAAGAAAAGTCAAATAATCCTGTCGGTGCGCCTATTGGTAACAAGAACGCAACAAAGAATAAGCCTTTTTTAGATGCTATGAGAAGGGCTTTAGCTCAGAATCCACAAAAGATTGGCAGGATTGTTGACAAGGTATTAGATCAAGCAGAAGCAGGGGAAGCATGGGCTGTCAAAGAAGTAGCTGATCGTTTAGATGGCAAGGCAGTCCAAGCAACCACGCTTGAAGATGCAGACGGAAACAATATCGTTACTTCATTAGAAGTCAGGTTTGTAAAGCCAAGTGAGTGAAATCACCCAAGAACTGCGGGAGGCAATATCTGCGGTTGACTTCCCTATCAAGCTGCAATTCCTCTTTGAGCCTATGCGTTACAAGGTTCTTTATGGGGGTCGTGGTGGGGCTAAGTCTTGGGGTGTTGCGAGGGCTTTATTGGTTCTTGGTGTCAAAAAGCCAACCAGAGTCTTATGCGCCCGTGAGTTCCAAAACTCTATAGGCCAATCAGTCCACAAGCTCTTATCAGATCAAATCATTGCATTAAAGTTGGAATCTTTTTATGAAATTACACAGAACTCCATTAGGGGCAAGAATGGTTCAGAGTTTGCGTTCGTTGGGCTTAAAAACAATGTTGCTAACATAAAATCATTCGAAGGAGTTGACATTGTGTGGTGTGAGGAAGCCGCCTCAATTAGTCAGTCTAGTTGGAATGTTCTTATACCTACAATCCGTAAAGAAGGTTCAGAAATATGGGTCACATTCAACCCAGAGCTTGAATCAGACGAAACTTACCAGCGATTTGTAGTTAATCCACCAAGTAATTGCAAAGTTGCAAAGATTAATTGGTCAGACAATCCCTGGTTCCCAGATACACTCAAACTAGAGAAAGATGCCCTTTTTAGTAGGGACAGAGAAGCCTACAACACAGTCTGGGAAGGCTTATGCCGTCAGACAGTAGATGGTGCTATCTTTGCTAAAGAAATGACGATGGCAGAGCTAGACGGAAGGATTACGAATGTTCCTTATGACCCAATTAAGCCAGTTCACGCAGTCTTTGACCTCGGTTGGGCTGACGCTACTGCTATTTGGTTTGTGCAGTTTATTGGCATGGAAACTCGCCTCATTCGGTATTATGAAAACAACCAAGAAACAATAGCGCATTACCTGGCTAAAATGCAGTCGTATGGATATGTATATGACACTATTTGGCTACCTCATGATGCTGGAAACAAGACTTTGGCCTCAAACGGCAAATCTATTGAAGAAATCGTTAGAGCTTCAGGGTATAACACTCGAGTTATTGAGCGAACACCCATCGCTGATTCTATTAATGCTGCCCGAATGATGTTTAACAAGTGCTGGTTTGATAAAGCAAACTGCCACGATGGACTGCAATGTTTGCGCCATTATCGCTATGACGTTGATCCTGATACCAAACAGTTCAGTCAAAAGCCATTACACGATAACTATTCGCATGGAGCAGATGCTTTTAGGTACATCGGATTAATGGTAAATGAGCCTAGAAAAGCCCCTAAACAACGGGGAAATTATCAACTCCCGTCAAGCTGGATGGGCTAAAATGTGTAGTAAAAAGACAACAGATGTCTTAAAATCAGACAATCTTTAAGGAATTCCTATGGCATACGACAGAGTTGCAGACTCCCAATCAGACGGCAGAATCGAAGAAGCCAAAGACTTTTTAAGACTTTGTAATGATTCGGATAGCAATAATCGTGCCGAAGCCTTAGATGATGTGAGATTTGCAGCAGGCGATCAATGGCCTGTGGATGTGCAAAATAGCCGAGTATTAGAAGCTCGCCCATGTCTGACCATCAATAAAGTGGATGCTTATATCCGTCAAATCTGTAATCAGCAAAGACAGCAACGCCCACGCATTAAAGTGCATGGAATGAACAATGAGTCAGACGCTAAAGTCGCTGAGATCATTACTGGTATCTGCCGTCATATTGAGAACCAATCCGATGCAGACTCAGCCTACGATCACGCTTTTGAATACGCAGTTAAGATGGGCTGGGGCTATTGGCGTATCACTACAGACTATGTAAGAGAGGACAGCTTTGACCAAGAAATTTACATTAAGCCGATTGAAAACCCTTTTACTGTCTATTTTGATCCTAATAGCGTGCTTCCTGATGGTAGCGATGCTGAGCGTGTCCTTATTACGACAGTTATCAGCAAAAACGTGTTTAAAAAGATGTATCCCAACGCTGAATTTGACCAGGGCTTCTCCTCAAGAGGAACAGGTGACACCGAATCCGAATGGGTCACGAAAGAAGATATACGTATAGCCGAGTATTTCTACACAGAACGCATTAAGACAGAGTTAGTTCAGCTATCTGATGGCACTACAGTCTATAAGGATGAAATGCCTCCTAAAGACGTTTTAGAGGCTTCTGGCATTACTGTGATTGATAGCAGAGAAACGTGGAAAAAGAAGATTAAGTGGTGCAAGCTGACTGCTATGGAAATCCTCGAAGAAGGCGAATGGGCGGGTAAATTTATCCCTGTTGTGCCTACTTATGGTCAAGAAGTACGTGTAGATGACAAGCATAAGAAGTTTGGCTTGGTTCGCATGGCTAAAGACCCACAACGTATGTATAACTACTGGTCAACGGCTTTGACTGAAACTGTAGCCCTTGCTCCTAAAGCAAAATGGTTGTTGGCTGAAGGACAAGATGAAGGTCATGAGAACGAATGGGCGATGGCTAACATCAAAGCTATGCCTGTTTTACGTTACAAACAGACAGATATTGAGGGCAGACCAGCTCCAGCTCCTACAAGATTACAACCAGAGCCACCTCCTGCGGGCGTGATGTCTGCTTTGCAAGGAATGAATCAGGATTTACAAGCTGTAGTTGGTATTTTTGATCCTAGCCAGCTTCCTACCGGAATGATGACTGGTAAAGCTATGCAAGGTCAGCAAGCCCAAGTGGATATGACCAATTTCCACTATTACGACAATTTGACACGCAGTATCCGTCACACAGGTCGCATCATTCTTGATCTGATCCCTAAGATTTATGACAGAGAACGGGTCATGCGGATCATTGGCGATGATGGAAAGCCTGAATTAGTCACGATTAATCAGCGTAGCCAAGACGAGCAAGGCGTAACAAAAGTCCTCAATGACGTAACTGTGGGCGAATATGACGTAGTTATGGATACAGGCCCTGGATACAACTCCAAGCGTCAAGAAGCTGCCGATACCATGACACAATTATTGCAAGTTGATCCACAACTGATGCAAGTGGCAGGCGATTTGGTATTCCGTAATATGGATTTCCCTGGCGCAGAAGTCATTGCAGATCGTTTGGCTGCCTCTAACCCAATGTCACAGATTGATGATAAGTCACCAATCCCGCCACAAATTCAGATGCAAATCGCTGCTGGTAAAGCGCAGATGCAGAAGTTACAGCAAGAAAATCAGCAGTTGCAGATGATGATTAAACAACGTCAAGACATCGAAAGCGTTAAACAAGAGGCTGAAACTAAGCGTGAACTCATGCGTCAGCACACCAAAGCGCACGATACCGAAATGCGTACAGAAACTGCTGCTCAAGATACAGTTGTTAAGACACAGACTCAGCTTGAAATTGAACAGATGAAGGCGCAATTAGCCCTTGTTTTGGCGCATATTAATAAGACTGATTTCAAAGCTGCCAACGCAGAAGCGATCGAAAGAGCTATTTAATGTTGTAAAAACACAACACTTATGATATAAAAGCAGTTGTAATACCTACCAATGGGTTCATTGGGTAAAAATCTTGAGGAATCTCATGTCAGAAGAAACAGCAGTAAGAACAGCAGACAATGTAGTAACGTCAGATAATTTAGCGGAATGGACTGCTAATAAATTAGGTTTAGCCAGCGAAGAAGCCCCTGTTGAGGCTGAAACTGTCGAGGAAACTCCAGAGTCAGAGCCATCAGTTGAGGCCCAAGCCGAGAATTTACCTGAGGCAGAACAAGAAGCGGAAGTAACAGACAAGCCTAAACAAAATCCCAAAATTGAAAAGCGATTTCGTGAGCTTACAACTCGTGCTAAACAAGCTGAAGCCGAAAAACAAGCCCTTGAAGCCCGCTTACAAGAACTTGAGAGCAAAGTAGCACCTCCTAAAGCAGAAGAAGCTGACCCTGTGGGCGAGAAGCCAACCAGGGCGCAATTTAACAATGTTGATGAATATGCAGAAGCATTGGCTGAGTGGAGCGCAGAAAAAGCATTAGTTGAGCGTGATAAGCAAGAACAGCAACGCAAAATCGAGGAACAACGCCAAGAAGTAATCAAGTCTTGGTCGCAAAAACTTGAGAAAGTGAAAGCTGAATTGCCTGATTTTGATGATATGGTAGCTTCAAGCCAAGTCCAAGTGAGAGATGAAATCAAGGATGCAATCTTGGAGTCTGATGTAGGCCCTCAAATCCTATATCACTTAGCATCAGATGACGAATACGCCCAAAAGTTTGCTTCAATGCCTGTGTCAAAAGCTCTGAAGGAATTAGGGAAATTGGAAATTCAGTTTGAGCGTAAAGAAGCTTCTGCTGAAGTCAAAAGCGAAACTGTTGCTCGTAGTAAAGCACCAGCACCGATTAAACCTATTAGTGCAAGCAAATCCGGTGGCGATGTTCTGATTGATGGAGATGGACAATTTCATGGAACGTATGCCCAATGGAAAGCAGCACGACAGGCTAAACGGATACGCTGATAAACCCAATTTAAATAAAGGAAATAATCATGGCAAATAATTTGCTAACTATTTCTAAGATCACTAACGAAGCGTTAATGGTCTTGGAAAACGAATTAACATTTACAAGCGAAGTCGATAGAAATTATGACGACCAATTTGCAATCGTGGGTGGTAAGATCGGTAACACAGTAAACGTTCGTAAACCAGGTCGTTTCATTGGTACAACTGGCCCAGCTTTGAACGTTGAAGATTTCAACGAAACTTCAGTTCCTGTAACCCTCAGCACCCAGTTCCACGTTGATACTCAGTTCACCACGCAAGATTTGGCATTGAGCCTCGATATGTTCTCTGATCGTGTATTGAAGCCTGCTGTAGCTGCTATCGCTAACAAGATTGATCGTGATGGTACTTTGCAAGCTGCAAACAACACCGCTAACATCGTTGGCGTTGCTGGTACACCTCCAACTGGTTTGA